CTATCTGGTTTGCGGATTGTTCGTAAATGTAGGTGTCCGAACCACCGTCCAGGTAGAGCTTGGCCGTGGCTGGAATTTGGATATAACCACTGGCGACCCCAAGACAATTCACAACACCAGCGGCAGTAAAATTGATGTAATTAGCCGACGATTCTGCGATATAGGTATCGCCGCCGCCGTCCAGATAGACCTTTTTGGTGGCAGAGATAAGCATATCGGTATAAATCTCATGCCATCCACTTGTGATTCTAAATCTTGATACTCCGCCAGTGAATACCCGAATGTCGTCAGCCGCCGCTTCAACAATGTAGGTATCGCTGCCTCCATCTAAGTAAAATTTCTTAGTGGCCTGAATCCAAATATCTCCACCCGCCGCCACTGTAAACCTTTCATCTGTGCTATCCTCAACAATACTAAATCGGGTAGTCGATATGGGATTTGAGATTTGCCATTGTTTAACAGTGGATTGTGTAAAGTCGATAGTGGGGGCTGTTCCAGCCGGAGTCTCAATTCGAACGCCGCCGCCATAAGCGTGTAGTCTATATCCGGTTATTGGCGAAGCAGTTCCAATCCCGAGGTTGCCGCTGGAGTCGAGGCGCATACGCTCTGTTACTGTTGCAGCACCAGCGTTAACCAAAAATAGCATATCAGTCGGTAAATCGTTCTCCGCTGGTGTGCCATTAATGACTGTGCGTATAGCCGCACCGGGGTGATTAAAATCATTCCCATCATACGGCATAAACATAACCTGTCCGACTAAATCACCGTCAGCAACAATAAGCGGAGTACCGGACGTTCCACGCGCTTTTCTCAAGTAAAGCGTTGAAGCTGACGTAGAATTGGCGTAGAAATCATGTATTGCTCCAATAGAGCCAACCGTATGCAACTCACTGACGGGGCTGCTCGTGCCGATGCCCACGTTGCCGTCTTGCAGCACCGTCATTCTGCGCGTCGAACTGGCAGCACCATCAGCGGTAGTCCAAATGCTAAAGCGAGACGGCATATCGTTGGTGCCTGGTGAGCCGTCTACTTCAAACGTGAGCCTACCCGCCTGAATATAACTCGCGCCATCTGCACCAACCGCGCGTAACTCCATCAATAAATCATCGTCAGCAACTATCGTATTCGCATCCGTGCCAGTGCTACGAGTCTTAAGAAAATTCAACTGAGAGCCTGAGGTGTTTGCGCCATTCTGCACAAACGAGCCTTGTGCCGCCGTCACACCCGAGTTATTCACCGCCAGAAACGAAGCCGCGCCATTATAGTTGGTTACATCCGCATCAATACTGGATGCGCCAGATAAGACATTGGTAGTCGCCGTCACCGTCGTCACCGTGGTCGCCCCGGCGCCGAGCGTCCCACTACAAACGACCGCCGCGTCTGAAAAAGTGATCGTGTCCGGCGTCGGCGTCGAGTCAAACACAATCCGACCCGCACCGGCCCCTAAGCCGATCCACGTGTCGTCAGCCATTGTGATGTTGCCGGTCAGGGTAATAGACGAAGGCGTCAGCACGCCGTCTGCCGCGTCCGTGTCCATCACGGTGTTTAGGGCTTCGTATAGGTGATCCGCATTCTCGCGGGAGACATTGAGATAATCTTCGGCGGTGGGGTCGTCTTCTGCCCACCGTTCGCCGGGGCCAGTATACGAATAAGAATTCATTTGATTTTACTCCATTGTTTTCGCTTGACAATATTCATTATCTGCACACCAGAAACGCCGAAGATTTTCCCTAAGCGATACCCGGAAACACCACTGGCATATCGTTCCCTGATTTCCCGCACATTCCCCAAGGTTAATTTCGAATTCCCGTTCAATGTTCCGCCCTTCGGCGCGGCCCTTCCTTTTCGCGCTTTATCTTCCCCGTTATCTTTGTGCGTTCCGGCCCACAAATGGCGGGGATTCACACATCCAGGGTTATCACATGAATGGCAAATACAAAGACCTTTTTGAATCGGGTCGTTGAATATTTCAAAAGCGGTTCGATGTGCAAGAAAGCTATAGCCTGGATTTCTAAACATTCCATAACCAAACCGATTCCGAAACGCGGTCCATTCCCAACACGCATCGACCCCGCCGCTACAGTCTACCTTTTTCCAAAATCTCTTTTGAACTTCTAAGGAAATCACTTTAACCCTCCTCCTAATTGGCCTGCTCTTTTTCAAAAAGGCGGATCGCTTTAATGCACATGCGCTGGAGGTCGATCTCTTCCCGCATCTTCGCCCGGTTCCGATCGGGAAGCACTTCCTCATGATCGGGGTCGGCATCGTTTTTCAGATGCTCACTTTTCCGGGTGATATACCGCTCCATCGGTTCGACCTTGCACACCCGGCGGCGATTATACCGGACCCACGCCACTATCCCTATCGTCTGCCCATCGGGTCTTTTCTCTTCGCGCATTATTTGCTCTGGCTTCCACTCTACCTTGTAGGCATCGCCCCCGTTAGGCGTGACCCGCACTTCCGGGAAGTCTTCGGGCTTTAATTCTTGCGTTTCCGGGTCGGTGACTTCGATGGGAATATCCCGCCCGACCATTTGCTCAAGTATGCTTTCTTCAGCCATGATAAGACCTTTCAGTAAGTATTCGTGTTCGCTGAGACATGAGATACGCCCGACAGAAAATCCCTTTCGACCAGCAACCCATTGCTCGGGGAAGACCAGCCGTCTTGAAGCTGCTGATCTGCTGTGGCCGCATGGTAGGTCGTGGCGTAATTCGACACCTTCCCCCGGATCTTATAGTCGGTTGGGAGGGACCGTATTCGCATACGGACCTGTGCTTTATTCGTATCAAACTTATAGTCTAAGATCATCCAGCGCATGTGATTCCAACGCGCAAACGTGGTGCCGCTTGAGTGGGCTGCAGGGGCCGTGTTCGCCTGACCCCGGTAGACCCGGAATCTGGCTCCGGGTATATCCCTGCTCTGCACCTTCCAGATCTCCCGATCGCACAGCAGATAATCACCGACCTCCACCAAATTTGTTTGATTGCAAGTCACCCACGTAAGGATAGAGGAGTTCGCCACATTGGCGTCGATAGCGGTCACATCAATAGGGCGGTACACATCGGGCAGAAGAGGGTGATCGAAGAAGCAAATATCGCCCAGTTCCACATCGCACGGCACCAGACTATGAGAGGCGAAATCAGCCACCATGGACCGCTCAGCACGGAAGTCCCTCACCCACTCGACCATATTATCTGCATCGATCAGAAAATCGCTCCTGAAGCCACCCTCCGTCCGCATGGTCACGGCCTCACCCAGGGAGTTGACCGTCTTATATCGCTCCTGGGATCGGATGCACGCACCATCGACAGATGGCCCCTCCCAGTACTCGACATTCGTCTTATCGAATACGGGCCCGCCATCAGGGTCGGTGACGTCCAGCGTGGTTGCCCCTACGGTGTCAATATCAAAGTCCTTATATCCTGCGATGTAGAGGGTGTCCCCGGCCAGAGCGCCATCGTTCACAAAGTCAGCCCCCGCGTCCGTCAGACGTCCCGTGGCCGCTCCTGTGGACACAAAGGAGGCACCTGTCCCTGTCAGCCTATAGTGGGCGCTCTTGGACGAGACAGCCCCGGTGCGGTCCGTGGAGTAATCCACCCCATGCCGCACGACGATATCGTTGATAATCTGCGTAGTGGGGGTGCGCCCGAGTTTACAGTCGATATTAAACTCACTCACCTTGGCGGTGGGGTTGACCACGGCGATGTCATGCTGCCAGAGGAAGGTATGCGTCGGGGTTGGATCTTTGGTTATAGCAATGACCCGAAAATTCTCTTCCACCGAGTAGTAGAGATGTATCCCGAACTCTCTGCAATACCTATCCAGCCAGTCGATCCCCTTCCGCTCTGTGATCTGAAAAGCGCAAGGCCAATTCCGAATAGTGCGGGCCGTATCGAAGCTGGCAAAATCGAGATCGAGAAGAGGTTTGTTCATCAGAATTTTACCTCTGAAGAACGCCTCCAGCATATCCACCGGAGTGCGAAGGTAAATATCTGAAGAGATCGAAGAGCCATTATTGTACTGGCTGGCATCATCCTTCCAGCCCTGCACTGCCGGCCGCCACTTCGAACGGTCGAAACTCCGCGCTTAGTTGATCGTCGTATTTCATCCAGATGCGGACGTACTCGATGGTCGTGGTCCCGGTGGCCGGTCCATCGACTTCGAGGGTGATCGTCTCAAAATTCCAGTCATTAGAATAATCGCCATCGAGCAGCATATTGATCGTGGTGCTGGACGAATACCCGTTCAGTGTCGAGTGGGCGACGCCGTTCTCTTTGAGGGTAAAGGTCGAGGCAGTAGACCCGGCTGTAATCTCAATCTGGATCCGAGGGTAAAGGACGCCGGGATTTTTTACCGTCCCTAACTTCGGGATACCTCCGAACTGCACATCGAGATTATTGCCATTGACCAGCTCCACCGATTCGGTCAGCTTCGCCACCTTACCCCAGGTCGACACGTCATTAGTCAGCATGGGCAGGCCGGGGAAGAGGTATATCTCGCGCTCGGAGTCGTCGATCTGAAACTCTCCTGTGTCGGTATCCACCGTCACAAAGGCGTTATCGATATAGGCCGCGCGGTTAGCTGCATCATAGATCTGGACGTAGTACTCGGGCGTCTGGATCATATGATTACCGATCAGAAACTTTTGCTGGATCTGCTCGATCGCAAAGGCTTTCGCCAGCCGCTGCACCGTGACGGTATCGTCCCATGTCGGCCAGTCGCTCAGATCCCCCCATACGGTCGGCACGACCCGGCCCCAGAGGTCGGTATCAGCATCGGGGTAGTCGACGGGCGTCATGGTCTTTTGGGGGAAGTCCACGAACTGTTTATCGACGTTATCCTTACACAGGAGGGTGAAGGCTCGCAGGTCGTATGGGTAGTCCTCCACCACGCCGCGCCAGATCCAGACGATATCGGAGGAAGTCTCCGTCCCATCAAGGAAGACCACGCCGATGCGCACCGCGTCGTTATCCAGGGCGTACGTTTCGAGAATATCGCTGAACGCCCCTTCATTCCGGAACTTAATCTTGGCACGGGTCTGCGCCGGGATTCCACCCCACGGCCTGAGCTTGTGCCAGGGAAGATCGATCCCCTTATCGGCAAGGTAGTCCTGATAGACATTGCCCGAAATAGTGATCTTACGGTTGGCATAGTACTGGGTAGTCACCCCGTTATAGGGATCGTCGGCGTCCAGCTCTACGACCCAAACGATCTGATACGAGCTATTGAAACGCTCCTCGTCTGCCGTCTTACCGGATAGATTCTGCGCCATGGTCCGTTCCCGCCTGTAGGGTATGATATTCCATCGTCCAGCGATACACGAAAGCGTCAAGTAGCCAGCTCGGCCCCTCACCGAATCGCGGCCAGAGGTCGGCCAGCCGGAACACGGCCCCCAGGACCGTTCCCTCTTCGCGGTAGAGGGTATCGAGGAGGCATACGAGGGACATTCCATCATCCCACCAGTCAAAGCCATCTGAGGCGATCTGGAGAGCCATCTCTTCCGGGTCCAGCCCCGCCATTTGCTCCACTCCCTCGCGGTAATGGGCGGCGACGCCTGGCTCACCGGCTCGCACATCGAAATCAGCCCAGGCGAGCACGGGGCAGAGTAGGAGTCCGATCAGTAGAGTTTTCATGCGCTCATATCCTTTGAGATCTTGAGGGTGCCAGCCCACACCTCGAAGGCCACCTCCCGGAATGACTCCAAGCCACCCATATAGTGCATATTGGTATGATCGACGCCATCGTGGTCCGTGTAGGTGAAAGAGGTCTCGCTCCAATTCACGGTAGAGGTGATGAACGTCTTCAGATCATCGTACTCGGTCTGGGGTAAGAAATCCCAATATAGTTCCTGTTCATCCCAGTCCGTTCCGGCGCTTATATCCGTGACCTGTATGCCCCCTCCGTAATTCCGTCCGACCAACTGCGGCCGGCGGGCCGGTTCCTTACCCGGATAGGCGGGTGCCTCGATCGTTATATCACCGCCAGCGCCATCGTCAAAAGTAACTGTCGTTGCCATTTATTCACCTATCCAGCAAGGGACCGACTATTGAAAGCCCGATCATCAAGTGCGCTTTGAACAGCGGTAGTAATAATTTCCCCGAATTCGCTTGAATCAATCTCAATGATAGCACTCAGAGGGACGGTGGCCGGAATAATATTGAGGAAACCCAAGTATTTTAGATCATCGAAATTGACCACATAGGCACTGTCCAGCCGGGGCGTCAGCATCTCCCGCAGTGAAATCGTGGCCGGGATATAGTCAATCGCCTGAGTCGACTTGAGGTAGGCGAAATCTACCGTGAACTGATGGCCGATCGCCTCAATATGGACCGCCTCATTGAGCGGGATAGTGGCCGGGGTGACTTCGACCTCTTCCTCCGAAAAGTCGATGGGTAGCCCTCCCTGTATGCTGAGCACCTGATCCCAGGTAACGGGTATCTTATTGGCGCTGGCCGTCCTGGGGCCGACAGGCGTCATCACCTCGCTGGACAGGGCGACGATCTGATCCCAGTTCGTTATGCCCAAAGCCTCGAACGAGGTGGGCGAAAAGGTCAAGACCGAACCCCAGTCAACGCCGATCTGCTCCGGGCCAGTGGAGAGTGTCATAGCCCCGCGTTGTTCCGTGGTGTTAATCTGGACGACATCACCCCAACTCGTCACCCCCAGCGCATTGAGCGAGGTAGAGGAGAAAGAGAGGACTGATCCCCAGTTAACGGGTATCTGCTCCGGACCCGTGGAGCTGATAGAGACAATATCCTCCCATTTATCGANGGNGATATCNCCNTCGATCTCCACCACATCTTGCCACCGGCGCTTGATTCTATCATCGGCACCGGGCGGGACAACGACCTCGATCCATTTCTCCAGCTTACGCTTTGCGCCAAAGGTAAAAACGGCATCCCAATTTTTCGCTATCCGATCATCGGCCCCCGGAGGATTGACTACCTCGATCCACTTTTCCGGCTTGCGCTTTGCCCCGAAGGCAAAGACGGCATCCCAATCTTTTTTAATCCGATCATCGGCCCCCGGAGAAACGACTACGTTGCTCCACTTCTCAGGCCTTCGCTTCGCACCGAAAGCAAAGACGGCATCCCAATCTTTTTTAATCCGATCATCAGCGCCGGGATGGATTACAACTTCGCTCCACTTTTCAAGCCGCCTCTTCGCGCCAAAGCTAAACACCTCATCCCAGTTATACATCAGTCGCTCAGTGGGCGGAATGACGACATCTTCCCACGACCCAAGCTCCACGGGCGATATCTCCACCGGGACGGAGATGGGGTCCGTTACGCCTCCCCCACCTGTGCCACCTACACCGCCGCCACCGCCGACCGTCACCTTCCCGGACCCATTCCCACTGCCCGACACGCCAGGCGTCCCAGAGGCGTGTAGGAGGGCGATACTGGCAATACCTCGCTGTAGTACCGCCTGCTGGGTCACAACATCGCCCCCGGCCTTGCGAAAGTCCTCCGCTATCTTACGGCGTAGCTGCAACTCCCGGGCGAACGTGGTGGCCCTCTCCGTGGCGGCCAGCTTCGCGGAAGCCTTCGACGCATCATCTATCGCATCGGCCATGTCCTCGAATCCCGCTGTAGCCACGTCGAGGAGGGTGGCGTTATACCCGAAGGCATCGCTCACGGCTTCCTGAAAATCACTGACGCCCCCGAACTGTGCGGTCACCTGGTCGAGCAGCTTAGACTGGCTCGCCACATCGCCATAAAAGCTAATGACATCGCTCCCCGCCTTCTCTGTCATCGTCCCTAAAACAGCGAAGACGTTTTCGAGCTGTGCCACTTTACTGGTGCCCGGATTCAGTTCGACGAGCTGATCAAAAAAGCCCTTTATCGGGGCGAACACCTGTGCTTGTAGCTCATCAAGGCCAGCCTCTGTGCCGAAAAGTTTTTCGGCAATAGAGCGACCACGGCCCGCCCCGGCAAATAGATCGCTGATCGTCTCTTCGAATTCCCTCGATTTTTTTGATGCCTCATCAAAGGCCATTTGGAGAAGGCTCATCCCCGACAGCATGGTCGAAATTGGATCTTCGGCATCCCAGGCAGCGAAGGTAGAAACGAGTTGCGCCATCATAGGATTAGACTGCGCCAGCACCTGGGCCAGCGAACGGAGGCTATTGACTTCGCTTTGCCTTGCCGCGTCCGCATCCTCGAGGAGGGGCGGCACCTCCACCAGCTCCGTGTTGAGCCCGCTTACGGCCTCGGTCCATTCCTTAAAGGCTTTTTTATACTTCGAGTCTGCTCTCCCTGCCAGGTTCGCCGTCTCTTGCTTGAGCGCTGCTTCATTATTGCGCCGCGCCGAAAAGACCGAATCGAAATACTCTTCGACCTTGGCCATCTCGGCGTCGATATTTTTCCAGTGCTCCTCTTGCTCTATGACTGCTTGGAGGCGCTCCTCTTCCTTTTTTGCAGCCATATTGAACGGGTCCATGATCATCTGCTCGATGGACCGCCCATCCGTCACGGCTCCCAGATCGCCCTCCACCGGCCCCAGACCGGTCCCTGTGCGTCTTCCGGGGCGTGGCCGGTCATTGACCCCTGGGCTGCGACGCGACTCCAGATCTCCAAAGAACCGATCAAGGCCATCGACTATCGGACGGGCCAGCTCTACGCCGAACTGAGCAGCGCCACGGAGACTGCCGGCCCCCGTGGGTGTATTATCCCCCAGCGGCATTGGACGCCGCCTCTGCGGTGGCTATGGCGGCCAGCCCCGTCGAGGCCAGAGGGCCGAGAATATTCTGCGTGATGAGCTGCCCCACCTTCGTCGTGAAGCTCTCCCACTCGCCTTCGGCCTGCTTCAGCTTAAAGGCATCCGTGTCGGCTATCTTACCGAACGCCTCTTCCGTCTTTCCCGCCGACGTATTCATATCATCGAGGATGCCCGTAAAGTCCTGGGCTTGCTTCCCCGTCAGGGACAAGACTGGGATGATCGACTCAACCCCTCCGAACAGCTGGGCGATCTTCTCCGTGCTGCCCCCGGTGGCCTTGGCGACTGAATCGAGGAATTTGGCCAGTCCCTGTGACTGTAACGCAGCGGCATTGAACTCGAACTGCAGCTTACCGGCCAGCTTGGCGGCCTCTGCGGAGGGCTTGACGATTCCGGCCATCACCTGCGCCAGCCCGCGCATGGCGCGCTGCGTCGGCACGCCGCCCTTGGTCAGGGCTGCTGTGGCTGAGAGCACCTCGTCCAGTGAGGCGCCAGCCTGGGCTGCGATGGAGGAGACGAACGAGATCGATTCCGACAGTTCGCCTATCGTCGTTTTACCGGCGCGCATAGCGACGAACATCTTATCCGATACGTCCGTCGCCTGGGATGCGCCAAAGCCATAGGAATTGAGGATCGTGGTCAGGCCATCGGCTGCCGTGTTGACGTCCGTCACCCCACCGACAGCCAGCTTATTCGCGGCCGTCAGGATGTCGATGGCTTCAGCGGCTGAGGAGGCCCCCGCCGAGATGATCTGATAGGCCGCCTTCGCCGTGTCCACCGGCATGGCCCCGAACTGCGCCCCGAGGTCGACCAGCTCTTCGTTCAATACCTTCATGTCGGCACTGTCGATGGGGAGCAAGGTGCTCACCTCTGCCATAGCCGTATCGAACGCCAGCGCCTTGGAGGTCGCCGCCGCCAGGGTAGAGGTCAGGACCGCCGCCGCTGTCACGATACCCAACGGACCGGCCATGGCAGCCCCGAGGCCGAGGGCCGACTTACTGGCCCCCCCCAGGCCGCGCTCGAAAGCACCTACCGCCCGAGTGGTCCGAGCCGCCTCTGCTGTCACTCCACGGAACGACCCTTTAACTGATCTCGCCCCTGCCTGTGTCCGATCATTCAGGTATATATCATACCCAGCGCCAGCCATTTATTTCAGTCCTTTTTTTGCCGCTTGTTCGCGCTGCATCTCGATCCTCTGGTGCTCCATGAAAACCATATCCATTGACCGCACTAAAGAGAGAAAGCGGTCAAGGTCGTCCCCCTGCCCGACCCCGATCGCCTGCCCGTACGATATTATCTCGGATGTAGCCAGTGGTCCCTGCATCATCGTCATGCCCCCCACCAGTGGACCGCCGGGTCGTAGCTGCTTGAAGGCGTCGAAAATCCATTTAAGGTGCCTCTCAAGTTTGGGTCTATTCAGGGCGCGCCGGATACCCTTCGTGCGTTGCCCCTTCCTATACCTCCGGAGCATCCGTTCAAAGTGCGGACCCTCTTCGAGCGTCCACCGGAGCGCCTCGCTCAGTTTTTTGCGTCGGCCTTGATCGCTCTTTGTCGGAAGTTTTCGGCATTATTGGCCAGCCGCCAAATATAGTTCCGGAAGTCTTTCATCTCCGGAGGGGAAAGGACCAGTAGGGAATTTTCTTTGGTATATTCCAGCTCCTGTCCCTTCCAGAGTAGCCCCTTCCAGCCGACGAGAATAGTCTCGGCTATGCACTCTGTGATGATCCGCTCCGAGGTAGCTGTGTCGAGGTCGCCCGAGGAGATGACATCCTCTTCGTCCCGCATCTTCGCCTCGAACGCTTCCTGGTAAGCTGGATTGCCAGCCCGGGCGACGAGGAGGTCCAGGCCGGGTCGGGCGTTATAAATCCACCGTCCCGCTTTCTCAGCTTCGAGGTCGAGGGCGAACGCATCGAACACGTCGACAGGTTTTCCGTTGGTCTTGGGCTTTGCCATGATATCCACTCCTGGTAGGGGTAGGGTGAAGCGGAGCCAGCCCCTACGCACTGGCCCCGCCTCGTGGTCTGCAGACCCGGCGCGCCCGACCACTGAAACGCGCCAGAGATTATGCCGTAGGGGTTGAGGGTGGTTACACGACCCGCGAGATACAGATCGTTTTTTCCTCGGACAGGTGGCCGAACGTCCCCCCCGGCTCGGCGTTGAAGCCGAACTGTAGGTTGATGTCCTGATCCGTCCCGCCGATCGTGTTAGGCTCATCCGTGAAAGCCACCTGTGGCAGCTCCACGAGGTAACGATCACCAGACTGCATATCGAGGGAGAAGGCGAGGGAGAACTTGGTGAAGTCCTCGTAATCTCCATCATACGCCCAGGTGTTGGCGTCCATCAAGAATTCCAGATTGCCCGTGATATTCAAAGCCCCCTGGTTCATGGACGTGCGGGGCAGGCTCCCGAGCGCTTTCCTCGGGATATTCGGCACCGCCACATTGAGCGCCAGCCGGTAGACATCGTAGGAGATAACGGCGTTATCGATCCAGACGGAATCGAATCCATCGACCTCCGTTACGACATCGTTAGCTGCGGCATCGGTGATGGTCCCGTTCCCCCCAGCGGCCAACGCCTGAGCGCGTTGCTTCCCATCGAACGCCATCGTGCAAGCGATGATACCGCCCGGCGTCTGTTCCAGCGTCCAGTTATTAATCCGGGCACCGGTCACGATATGGAAGTAATCGCCCAGGTCGGCGTACTTCTGCTGGATAGAGTAAGACCCTTTACCGGTCCCATTCCACACATACGCCCCTTTGATCGTGACGCTATCCCCGGCCGCCTCATCCGCAAGCGTGATGCCGGTGAGCGTCAGGGCATACGTCGACATGGCCGTCACCTTAGCCCAGCCGTTATTGCCCGTGGTGGTAAATCCCGCGATAAAGACCCATTGCCCTATCTGCACATTGGCCGACAGGTGGGTAGTGACCGAGGTGATCTGGTTTCCTGAAGCAACCGCGGAGATATCCGTTCCCGCGATTCCTGCATCCGTCGACCAGTCACCAGAGGACCGGATCGCGTCGCGGATGAAGGTGTCGTAAATCTCTGCAGCGAACTCATAGTTATACGCTGCGGTGGGTGCCAGCCCGACCCGCTTTGAGTCGGCAAGCTGGGCATCGTCCCGGATAGTTGCAGACCGCACTGTCTCCTGACCATGCGGCATACCCCCCCCGGTGATAGGTATTACATCAAAGGCCGAATTGGGAGTAGTCCCCCAGGTCGATTCTCTGACATAACTCACCTGAAGCTGATTCGATTCTGCCATGGCGTTTATGCCTCCGTTCTCGAGTACTCAGGTCTGGAGCGTGTCGTATCGAAATACCGTGCGCACGTTTATTTGATACCATGCTCCAGTTGGATCCATTCCAACGACAATAGGCGTGGCGGCGGTCAGCACCAGGCCCGATACAGTGACGCCTCGTAGGGCTGCAACGGCATCGTCCGCGATATGGGTCGCATTCTCTTCGTCCGTGCCGGCCGGAGTGAATACCTGGACGATAACCTCCCCGGGCGTGCGCCACCTCTTTGTCGCCCCTGACATCGAGGCTTGAAAAGATTCGCCCGGAAGCACTGTGATCCGCACCCAACCGATATGGTAGAGCGGATCGTAGTCTGCTACATTCGCAGGGTCAAAAGGACTATTGGGCCACGCCACAGGGACGTCCGAGGGGTGGGTCACGGCCCATTGCGCATTAAAGCGAGTGAGGATGATTCCTTGGGCGGTATTAAAATCGACTACGGGCATTTTTTTATCTACCTATTCCTGACATCCAGCTCTGCGAGGGTGACGCCGACCATACCGTTCGGGGCCTGCTTAGACGATCCGTTCTCCAGCACTTCGATATAGGGTAGGTTGTTCGAGATCCAGACATCCTCTCCGGGCTGCACCGTGGCGATCTCCCCTGTCCCTTTTGTGATGGCGGCACCTCCCGCCGTTCCCCTCTGCCCTCCGCTCTCACTTACGGCGATCTGACCCCGAGGTCTGCGGTTAACGCCTACCTGCCAGTTCGCTCGGGCGCGGCCTGTGTCGACGGGTGTTTTCATCACCACGCCCCGGAGGATATGGAGGGCGACCACTCGCTTGAAGAGGTTGGCCTTTTCGGGCGCATCTCTCTCTGCCAGGTTGCCCATTTGGGCCTCGAACTCAAGGAAATTAGTAGGCATCTATTTCCGCGCCTGGATCTGCCAGATGAGTTGGGTCCCGCCCGGGTCGAGAGAGGTGGAGTTGATCACCCTCCACTGCACCCGGGTCGACATGATGATGATATCGTCCGGCTGAATATCGATAGCCAGATCTTTCGCCGCGATCAGGAACCGCTTATCGCCCCGCACGATCACCGTCCCGTCAATCTCATAAGAGGTGAAGTCCTCCATCACGGCGTAGACCGTGTAGTCCGTGGTCGTGTCCGTCGTCTTCCACGGCTCTGACCCGTCCTTTGCGTGGGTGACTCTCCGCAGTGTTACCTGCTGCCCAAAGTCCGTAATGAGCTTATCGGCAACATCTGCCATGCCGCTATAATCAAAGGCCATGATCCTATGCCCTCTGTAGGGTTACCTGATTAGCGGCACCGCCCACGTACATGCCCTTGAGGACCGTCCGAACGAACGGCATCCAGGTCCCGGGGCGGGCGTAGTTATCGTATTCGACCTCCACGCTACCCACCTTTTGTCTGCGTATCTGATCCCCCCGGCTAAAGCTGGCGTCCAGGGGTGTGGAGAGGTGATAGAGGGCGAGGAGGGCGGTGGCTTCCTCCACACCCATCGGCACCGAGGCATCGTCTATGTCCCGACCCTCATCGTCCACCGCGCCCGTCCGGGGCCAGCCGAGCGCCTGATCGGAAACGAGGATCGTGCCGCGCCATGAAAAATTGCCATCGAGGTATCGGGTCGCCTGCATGAGCGCCCCTTCCTTGACAGCATCAGTGGCTGAGGACCACGCGCTGGGGTTGCCGTGCTCCGTGTGGTAGGTATCGGCTCCGGCGACGCTCAGGTAGCTGGTGGCATCGTCTTTGCCTGTTCCATCTTCGACTATAAAGGCCATGTGCACAAGTCCTTACGTCAAGGCCGATTGGCCGGGGCTGCGGGCGTTCCTTGGATACATTCAATCCCCCACGCCCTTTTAAACTCATCAAAAAAACCATTCGCCCGAACCTTCCGATACTCGGTATAGACCCCCTCTTGTCCGGGCATATGGTTGATCTGTACGTCGGGGATATAGCCCACTTTGACCCCTGCTTTCTGGCAACGCAAAAAGAAATCTTGATGTTCACAGAGTTTGAGCTTGGGATTCCATCGGACCCGCTGTAATACCTCTCGCCGTGCCGCGAGAAAATTATAGCAGATATCCACCCCGGCGGGACCGCTTCGCGCTGGGGCTGGCCCCATCCGGAGCACCTCATCTTCGAGGCGTATCCAGCCCTCGTAATGCGTTTCGTGGCCGTTATGGAAGACGGTGCCGCCCGCGATGTCGAACACGCCCGAAGCGACGAACGATACGAGGCGGCCCAGGTCGGTATAGGGGAAGAGGACGAAATCGTCATCGAGTACCACCACGTAGGGTGTCTTAGCGGCATCGACCAGGGCGTTTCTCCCCGCGCTCAGGCCGATATCATGGTCCAGGCCTAAGAACTCAGCAGACCACCTCTCTGCGGCGTCTCTGGCCGCGCTATGGTCCCTTGCGTCGTCACCGACCAGCACGCTCGGGCTGTCCGGGTGACCAGGGGGATAAATGAGCCTGATGGATTCGAGTAGCCTATCAAGGAAGCTGGGGCGCTCGATAGTCTTGACCAGTAGGGTAGTATCCGACAGGCTCATGTCTCTGACGTCCTCTTTGAGAGAAATATAGGATACACGGGCGCTTGGCGCACCCCCTTTAGTTTCCGAAGCCCTTGCGCATCGTGGTCAAGAACTCTCCGGGGGTGATGATCCGCTTCTCGTCCAGCTTATCGGCCATATCCTGCACCGTCTCGTTAATCTGTGACAAGCAGGAGGCCTGCGCCGCCATCAGAAAACCGGGGATAGTGAGGGCATCGACATTGGGGCTGTGGCGTATCTCCATGTCCTGGGTCCCATCCGGCAGCGGCCGGAATACGAGCTGTATCCGCACCTCTCCCGGGTGCTCTTTTCGCTCGGGCTGTCCGTTCTCTCCGGGCATCATTTGCCGCCTTTCCGGTTATCCCACTGCGTCTTGGCTGCGATCGAGCTGGCGATGTCTGCCAACCGTGTCTGGTGCTGCATCAGGGCCGTTATGGTCTCTTCGATCCCCAGCTCAAGGCCCAGATCGCGGGGGAAGTTCACCTCTTCCAGTGCAGCCACTGAGGGCTGATAGAAATGCTCCTCGGCCTCTTCTCGGGGGTTGGGCACGTGCTCGACGATCACGGTCAGCCCCTTAGCCTCACCGACCCGACGTACGGCCTCTGCCAGATCATTGACCGAGATCAGGCGGGTGATCTGGTTGATGCCTCGGACGCCCTGTGCGTGCGGCCCCTCGCATAGCGCGAGGATAGAGGCGCACGTCTCCTGTAGGGAGATAAAGCCTCGGGTCTGCCCTCCCTTGCCATAGACCGACAACGGCTCACCCAGCACCGCCTGTGCACAGAAACGGTTTGCCACGGTCCCGAACTGCTCATCGACATCGAGCCGCCCCAAGAGGCGCGGATCGGTCTCGGCCCCAGCGCCCATCGTCCCATAGACAACGCCCTGGAAGAGGATCATCGCCGACAGGCCCCAGATCCGGGCCGCCAGGTCGACCAACGTGGACGAAGCCACCTTCGATGCATGGTAGAACGACCCCGGCAGCTTGGGCGCGGGGAGGCCCGCGAAGTCGCCCGAACCATTCGGCTCGTTCTCTCCGAAATATCCATCCGGAATCGGGATCTGCGGGGTGCCGTACTCTCCCATCGTGGAGATATAGATGAGGTGCGCTTCCGGGCAGTGGGTATGCAGGGCATGGAGCAGGTTCGAGGTGCCGAGGATATTATTCTGAAGGGTGGTCCCTGCCGTCCGCGCGTCGATCATCGAGTAGGGTGCGGAGGGTTGCTCGGCCATATGCACCACGACATCTGGCTCGGCCCGTTCGACATGGTGCATCAGATCGGGCAGGGAGCAGGTATCGCCCTCCCACATCAGAATGGCTGGGTCAAAGCACCCCAGGGCCACCTCCACGCGCTCGTCCCAGGTGCCTATAGGGAGCACTGAATCACCGCCAGCGTTCCGCACCCAGATACGCCGATACTGACTATCTATCCCGGTGACCAAATGGCCTCTCTCGGCCAGATGCTGTGCCAGGGCGAAGCCCTCGTATCCGTCGATTCCCGTGATGAATACTCGCATGATACTTTATCCCTTTGACAGAGCAGGAGTGTGGTCGGAAAAACGCTGCAATATTTTTAGCAGCTGCGCCGCACGGACCGGGGCGGTATGTCGCTCTGTCATCAATTTCATACCGGCGTAGGCGATCTGTGATAGGCGCTTGGGGCGGTTGAGCCAGCTCTCGATATATTCCCGCAAGGCTTCGCCCTCTCCCTCATAGAGTACGAAGTTTTCCCCCGGGACGAAACCGAGCCCTCGCATTTCCGGTATCCAGTCACAGAAGAGGACCGATCGCGCGGCAGGAATCTCGAACAGCTTCGTGAGGGAATAATGAAACCGGGAGGTGCACGCAAAAGAGATCAGGGAGCGATTGAGGACACGGGCATAGTCCTTCCCTACCGGCCAGTAGTTTTTTCGTCCCAGATCATCCGGTGGGCGTTGTATCCGCTTGAAGTAGGGCTGGCCGTCCAGGGCCTGCATTATCTTATGACGCCAGGGGTAGACCGTGGGATGCACCACGCCCGTCTGGAGGGCGATATACTTCTTAGGAAGGGCATAGTCTCTGAACACCTTTGTATCGATCCAATAGGGCAACCACTTGATCCTGGCCCTATCGAGGTAGGGGTGGTAGACTTGAGTGGAATCGCGGTAAAGCGGCATGAACAGATCGAACCCGAACTCGCCCCACGCGTCGCCGATATATCTCTTGACCCATCCCCCATGCTGATCGGCCCACAGCACGCCTTTTTTCGTGGTGATCTTTCCCCAATCTTCCCACAGGTAAGAGTACATGGCATCTGTCAGAATCCAGTCGAACTCGTTGGCGTGGACGGGATCGACCAGTGGTTCGTTCCGGACCTGATCGATTACCTGCGTGCGGCAATAGGCCCCCTCCAGCATCCCGATATCACGGCGTATGACCTCCACCTCGGCCCTCTCGCTGAGCGCATCCTGTAGGGGTCGGTAGAAATCACATACCCGAGCAGTGCGATCGTTCGTCAAGTAAAGAATCCTCATGCGCCCCCCTTTTTACAGCACGCCACATAGGTCCGGTCCCGGTCCTGTGTCTCTTGGAAGCAGAGCCGCCACCCCAGGAACCAGCCCCGCGCCTGCCTGAGCGTGAAGTCGTGGAGGTGATAGGGATTCCGGTGCTTGGTGGGGATGATCGGCACGGAGAAAAAGACTACCGGGGCTGCCGCCTTGACCTTCCTTAGGAAAGCCATCGGGTCGACCAAGTGCTCGAGTACTTCCAGGCAGACGATCATATCGCACGGCTCGATGATGCTCCCCTCGATATCCTCCCGCTTAAACATCAGATTAGGGCGGGAATAGCTCTGCGCCGCGAAGGTAATCGCCTCCCTATGGGCATCTATCCCAATGACTTTCGCCTTCGTCCTTTCTGCCAGCAAATGGGACCCGTAGCCATACCCACAGCCCAGGTCGTAGATAAGGCCTCTCTTAGGTGCCCACTCCACGGCCCACCTATACCTGTCGAGGTGATCCTTGACCCGTTCCTCGGGCAGTAGGGTGACATTGATATTCTCGTTCACTCTCCCCCATCCTCGTCGTAGGTCACCTCCACGCGCACGTTCGTCAGCTTGAGGGTGATCTCCGGCTCTATATTCACCCCCAGGTTGAGGTTGATACCGCAACAGGTAAGCGTCCGGAAAAGATCCTCGCCCTCATCATCAATCAGCTGCGCTTCATAGGGGTTGCCGTTAGGTACTCTCAATGTCCATTTACGCATGATCGTCCTCCCAGGGAGCGTTATAGGGTAACAGCTCATAGACCCGAGCCAATAGCTCCGATTCGGTCCCGAACTTTTTGGTCCAGGCCTTTATGCCTGCGTGGAGCGCTTCGCCATAATTCCCTGCTGTGGCCAGGTGGTGGCGAGGGCAGAGGGGGAGGGTGTGCCAGGGGTCGTTTCGCATCGACATCCCCATCCCNTNGCGNNTATGNTGCAGCCCTGCGGGTGTATCCTCATAGCCCAGCACGCGACAGGCGATACAGCCGAGGGCCGCCACGTTATTTTGATGCACCGACCAGTGTGGCCGGGGCGTTATATACTCATCCATACCATGTCCGTCCAGCCGTGTTTTTCCATGGCCCGACCCCTCATGTCCCGTATCCGTAGATTCCTATACTTGCCATATTCTCCCGGCTTCTCTCGCTGGTGCCACGCCCAGACGCCAGGAGTATAGGCAACACGAATCCCCGCTCCTTTCGCACGCCAGAAATAATCCTCATGCTCGCATATCTTCAGTTCCTCATCCCACTGACATCGCCGCAGGGCATCTATCCGGGCGGCGAAGAAGTTGAGGACGATCTCACAGGGGATAGGGTCGCCCTTGGCCTCGGCACGGAAAAGGTAGAGCGTCTTATCCCTGCTGACCATGAACCCCTCGTAGTGCTGTTCCCTCCCGCCCTCCAGTCGGAGGTGTCCCGCTGCTATATCGTAAGGCCCGTCCACCAAGGTCTGAACGAGCTTGCCGAGGTCTGTTTCCTCTGTGAAAATAAAATCGTCGTCCATCAGCACGATAAACGGCGTCTGACACGCGGAGACCATATGATTGCGGCCGGCGCTCATCCCGGAATCGAAAGGCATGGGGAGGACTGATACACCGTCCATGGAAGACAGACTCTCCTGGGGGGAGCGGCTGTCGTCGGCGATCAGGATAGGGATATGCGGGTAGACCTTCCGTATGGAGGCCAGGGCCCGGGCTAAGCAATCGGGCCGCTCGAAGGTCTTGATCGCTAAGGTCGTATCGGATAGGGGTGTCATAGGGTCCGTTTTTGAGGTGATAAGCTGCCGCGCTAAAGCCCAGTAGGAACAGAAACAGGGCCGCCAGTAATACCGCTACAAGGCCGAAGTGGATCGTGTAGTATTCTCCCTCTCGCTTGCATTGCATCTATCGCCGTCCTCCCCAAAAAGTTTACAGGCATGACGGGCATAGCGCCGGTCGACGGTCACGTTCCGCACGTCGGCCCTATCCCACCCCAAAAAGGTGCACATCGCTATCTGAGCCTCATCACAGTTCAGATCTTCCATAGGGACGATACGGAAGCGCTGGGGGTATAGCTCCTGGTATTGGTCGGCCATATCGTAATAGAAGTCCCAATATCGCCCTGCCGCCTCTGCTCGATCCCCTTTGAATTTAGGGAGGGATTGGGCCAGCAGCTCCGGGGGAGCGACGGAGGGTTGAGGGTTGAGGGAGCAGTGATCGAACCGCTGTCGGAGGAAGGAATCGATGGTCTGTTGTCGATCTCTCTTGAGGCAGATCACCCGAGCGCGGTTAAGCTCTATTAATCGCGGCACATAGGGCAGATACCAGGGGCCGATATCGCCCATGAAATAGGCCGAGCGTCCGATAAGAATCTCCCGAACGATCCTATCTATGCGAGGGATGTTAACGCGCCATGGCATGACCACCGCCTCGTGTGTTATCTCTGCTTCCTTCTGTGCTTGCAGTAACGTCCGGAGGCTCTTCGACCCGCACCGGGCCGACCCAACGCCAAAGACGAGTTGTTTATGACTATACTCCATCACGCAATATCTCCGGGTCAAGGTCAAAGATCGTGTTGATGATGTAATCGGCATCCGTCATAGACAGATCGTGTCGGGCGGGGAGGCCTATAAACCGTCCGGCGATCTCTTCTGATGCGGGTAATGGTTTCGTGGGAGGCGGTAAGACGGGCTGCCAGTACAGAGGTTGCTCATAACGATACCGGCATTCGATCCCTTTTGCCTTCAGCGATCCGAGTACCTTCGTCGGGCTGAAGCCTTCCTTCACATAGACCGGGTTCCAGAAATAGGCCGACTGAGTATTCGGCTCGGGCCATGGGATGCGCAGCCAGCCTATTCCATCAATCCCGCGCCCGATATATTCGCATATCTCCCGCCGTGCGGCGATGGTCTGGTCGAGGCGTTTCATCTGGCAAAGACCCATCGCTGCGTTGATCTCTCCCATGCGGTAATTGTAACCCAGGGAGCGGTGGGTGCTCCTCCCATCGAGGCCGTGAGAGCGGAAGGCACGGATACGGGCCGCCAGGTGGGGGTAGTTCGTCGTGACCATGCCCCCCTCGCTCGTGGTGAGGTGCTTCGTGGCGAAGAAGGAGAAACAGCCCATATCGCCCAGTGCGCCTGCCCTCACGCCATCGAAGGTCGCGCCATGGGCTTGGGCTGCATCCTCGATCAGCCAGGCCTCACCTGCCTCGGCAAGAGCGGCGATATGATCCATCTCCCCGACCAGGCCCAGCCAGTGCGCGGGGAGCACTACGTCGATATGGCATTTCTCCATCTCTTTGCGGAGGGCATCGGGTGACATTTGGCCGGTTTGGGGATTGACGTCGATAAACACCGGGTTGGCTCTGAGATACAGGATCGCCTCGATCGTTGCAAAGAACCCGAACCCCGTGACGGCTACATTGACCCCTGGTCCCACACCAACCGCCGCCAGCGCCGCATGGAGGGCCGCTGTGCCCGAATTCACCGCGATGGCATGCTCTACGCCCACCCAGGCGGCGAACTGATCTTCGAACTCCCTCACTCTCTCCCCTTGCACCAGATTCCCCGAGAGTATCACCTCGCGGACAGCCGCTGCCTCTTCCTCCCCCACCAACGGCACGGCGCATTTAATCATTTCGAGCCGGTCCTTTCGGTTTACAGGGAACGCCCCAAGCCTTTCGGCCCGGGGGTATATCTTCCAGCACCACAGCGCCCGCCCCGATGATACAGTCCTCTCCTATCGTGACATTGGGAGCCACCTTGACGCCGGTATAGAGGATCGATCGATCGCCCACCGTCACGCCGCCAGCCAGCAGCACGCCGGGGGCGAGGTTCGCATACCAGCGGATGTGACAGTCATGGTCGACCACGGCCCCGGCATGAAGAACGACTCCGGCCCCTATCTTCGCCCCATGCTCCACCGTCACCCCGGCATTGATAATCGTGCTGATGCCCACCTCACAGCTGCGCGATAGATTCGCCCTCGGGTGGATCAGTGCTGGCGTCTTGCACCCCAAGTACAGCACCTCGTTTACCAGATCCTGCTTTATGGCAGGGGAGGAGGCGCAGACCGCCACCTTCGGAGACTGCCCTCTCTGCGCGTAGAAGAGCGCTTCCTCTTCGACTCCCTTCAGGGTATCCACCGTATGGAAATCAGACCTGCCGCTCTCCAGTAAGATATCGATCACGTACCCAACCTGGGCGCTTCCTTTATTCAGGATAATGATGGACATTGTATAGCCCTCAGCATTTGCGCCAGATGAGATAAGCCCTCCGGCATCGTCCACTGGAAATTGAACCCCGTGGCGAGGATGCGCTTGGACGACATCTGGTAAGAGTTGAAAAGGGACTTCCTTCGCTATGTGCACAATCGGCACGGCGTTATTCACGTGCTCCACCACAACAGCGGCGATATCCCGTATGCGCCAGTTCTCCGAGACCACGTGCAGCACCTCCCCCAGGCACTGTTCCTTCGCTCTTCCTCTCGACACCCACTCCATGGCAGCAGCACAGTCGAGGGTATGGCAGAAGGGGCGATAATTAAAAGCCCTCCCCGTGGACGGTCAACGGCTTATATTGCAGGGCGCGGAGGGTGAAGATATTCGCCACCAGATTGAACCGGATACCCGGTGCCCACCCGTAATTGGTCCCGAGGCGTAGGATCGTGAAGGGCCGCTTCGTATCCCGCAGATAATTCTCGACCGCCATCTTCGTCTCGGCATAGGGGTACTTCGGCACCGGAGGATGATCCTCCGCAAACACGAAGTCGGCCTCTTCCTGATTCCCTCCAAAGCAGTTCGCGGATGAGGGGAAGATGATATGCGTCCGATCACCACAGAGGGAGATGAGGTTCGTTGGCTTCTCGTAGTTCTCTCTCCACATCTCGGCCTCGCGCTCGATACTGGTCTCGGCTTCCACCTGCGCGGCCAACAGAAAGACCGTATCGGCGTCCCTCACCAGTGGACGCATGGCCTCAGGATCAGCCATATCGGCCATGACGAACTTGAAATGAGAAGGGAAGGCAGCCCCCCAGGGAGCGCGGATACGATTGTCGGTGATCCATA